CGCCTTCGCCGCCGATTCCAAGCTCAGCGCCCATTTGCTGCGCTTCCGCCATGAGCAGCAGTTTGAGCTTCTCCCAACTCTGCCATTTCTCGAACTCAGTGTTACCGCCAATCTCGCCGTAATTGGGAATATCCAATTTCTTAGCCACAGTGTGCGGACTTATGGGGAATCCGCCCCGGTAGAGCTGTAGGTACTTCAACTGATCCTGCATGGCGGTGATTTTCATCAGAGTACTTGGGACGCTTATCAGTCTTAGATTCTGAGCAAATCGCCTTGCACGCTCCATTTTCGAGTACTTCGAGGGAATCGGTACGGGGTTCTCCTGGTTTGGCACGGCAGACATGGGAATCATGCCGCCAGTCATCTCTTCCGGCATGTGTGAAGGAATCATCGACTCGGGGTCGAAGTCAAAGAACTCCGAAACCGTTTCGTCCGGCCCCGTGTATTCGATTATTCGCTTTGTGTTGAACCACTGCGGGATCATGAATTTCAGCATGTAGGCAATCTTTGCGTTGCTGGCTTCCATACTAGTTGCGATGCCCTTGGCGATTGGACCGACCGATTCAAGCGCCTTGTCGAAGCCGTCTGAAGACACGTTGAGCTTCAGATTCATCAGGCTGCCCAGATCCTCAATTCCAAGGTGCTGCTTTTCCATCCGTTCAAGAATTTCCAGAAGCTTGAAATTCTTATCGTCGATGTTTAACTCATCCATAAGAAGCGCCTGCAGGATCTCTTTTGGCTTCCCGTCTACGCCTAGGCGGACGTTCTCCTCAAAGATATCAAAGTTCTCGATCTTTGGCCCCCCGGTTGATCCGCGGTCATATCCAATCGCCGGATTTGTCCTGTAGGAAAGTATCTGGTCGATCTTTCGTTCGTGCTTACGCTTCGTCTGTTCAATGCTTCCAACATTGTCCACCAGTGAATACCCGAGCATCATCCACGGCCAATCATCTACAGAGTATTGCACCGCCGGGATCTGACCGTGCCATTCAAATGCGGGACCGTCGTACATCGGTTGATCCACGCCTTTATTGGAAATTATTAGTCTGCCGTATGGATAAACCCGACAATCTTCCTTTGTGGCCTTTCGCATAAACGGTTGTCCGTCGCGGTATCCGCCAAGTATATCCTGGCCGACATAAGGGACTTTATAGAACCAGCTTGTATTTTCTTCTCCCATTGGGAGTTCTTTTCCGAAGGTGTTCAGCCTAAGATCCCTGATAAATGTGTAGCGGATCTCGCAATTATGCGTTCGTATCATCGATCGTCCAACTAAAAATGTGTGATCGTTACTGTTTACTGTGATGCAACGAACGAATTTCGCTCCTACAGGCTCAATGTCCGAAATATATCTACTTTTAGACCGCTCGGTTTCTGGAAATATCTGCTCATCTTTTTTTCTGGGCAAATTGAAAACTTTAAAATAAGGATCGAATTGGGTGTAATTCCAACCATACTCCTTTCCCCATCGTTCCCGAGTGCATGTCGAGAATGTGTTTTTGATTCCAAGTGAATTGAGAAGTTCCGACATGTCTCGAACAAGAAGTTTATGAACTTGAGCTTGACCCCATCCGCATTGTGTTCTATTTCCGTTTTTGTTTACCCATCCATCCGTGTCCATTAAGCCTTTTAGTAAATCCAATCTTTGATTAAAAGATGCTCTTAGATATTGCATTGGTATTCTTTTATTATGAAGAATCCCATATGTTCTCAGCGACCTTTCAAATCCTTCTATGCGTAATTTGGCAAGCGTTCCTTCGCCGTTACTATGTCCAATATTTTTCCGTTGAGTAAAGGAAACAGTTTTGTGTCCACGCGAATGAAGCACTTTTTCAATTTCCGCTAAGTCTTGGGGAACTCCTACTATCTCTCCGCTTGTTTTACATCCATCACCTAGCCACAAACCCAACAGATATGGGTCAATCGGTAGCCAACTTTCCGGCATATCCAAAGCCGAAGATTCTATTCTATGGATCAACTCTCGGGTTTCGTAAATTTCCTTTGTTGTCCTTAACTTCTCCGCCGACTTGTAATGATTTACTTTGCTAATTTTACACGATGTAAGCCATTGATGATCCTCGCTGGCAGTGATAGTTGATCCATCGCCAAATGTGATTTTATAACTTGGTTGTTCCGACATTGGATGGGCAACTAATACTTTACAAAGCGAACCGTCTCCACCGAAAATGTAGTCTCCTGCTTTAAGCTCTCCCATCTTCGACCATCCAGTTGGAGTTGGCACTATCTCATCTATGTCAATTGCGTATAGATTTCCCCAATTTCGAGATTGATCGCCATATCTCAATTTCTCCTGGAAGTCGATTCTGCGCGCCTGAATGCGGGAGCCGATGTCGATCTGGTCTATTGGCTTCAACTGCGACTGAAACAGCGGAAACCGACCGTGCGCCTCTGCTATCGGCATGTATTCAAAGATCGTAACTAGATAGGCTTCCTGGATGTCTCCGCTGGAGGGAACCTGCACGGGAAGAACGTCCAATGGACCCAATGGCTCGAAAATTATCCGTCGTTCGCCCCAGCCGTAGTCCGCCGCCTTGCACTTCGGCCACAGATACCCGGCGCCCATGACGGCCGCGTATTGCACAGCTCTTCTCAACTGCCTTGGAAACTGAGACTCCTGATAGATGCCTCTCGCCACACGATTCTCGATCTCTGCGAACGCCTTGTATTGCGGAGCATCAGAACCAAACAGGCCGATTTCGCGCACATCGGAAATAGTCTCGACGAACTTGCGGATATTGTATTTAAGGAAGTTTGAATTCAAAGTTGAGCGGGATTTGTCATTGAAAACGCCGTCGAAAATCTGCATGTTCTTTGCCAGATTTTTGTAGCAGGGAAGGTACGACATAAGCCCTTCGCCTTCCTGGATTTGCTCTTCAATGTAACCTAATCGCCTTGAAGGCTCAGCTTCAAAGACCGGCACTTGCCAGCTTGTTTTAAGTTCGTCGCTCATATCAGCCTTTCACGAGGCGCTGTTGCCCCTTGGCGTCGATTTGATACTTCCTTCCGTTGCGCTCAGGCTCTTTGTCCGGCTCGATCTCCATCGTTTTATTTTCCATCCTCTGCTGCTTCGCAGTGCATATAACTTTCTATAACCACTTTCCCTTTTCTCTCGCGCTCGTCCAACTTGTCAATCGCATGCCTGAGAAAATCCCGGTTGACTTGATTTCTTGCGACTGAAAGTTTATACAGCAGGTCTTTCCGGATTGCATCCCGGATCGGACCTTCCTGCATCTCGCGCTCGTAATCCGTCATTTCCTGTTCGCGCTTGTCCTGGTCTCTTTTTTTCTGAGACCATCGCTCGACATCGTGAGCCGTGTTGCAGACGATCTTCTCGAAGCCCATTTGCGCCATAACTGGAGGCACGGGATACTTCTCAGGAAAACCGACTTCTATGCGATCCAATTTCTTAGAGTAATAGAAAACCACGGATACTGGCTTTCGCGCCCCCCTGAGATGCTGTGGTATCCAGAGATTTGTTGCCATTAGGACGCTCCCGATATAACTACCAATTGACTTCCATCTGAATAGGTAACAACCTCCACTTTATCGGAACCGTACTCCTCGTTCAAATTTACTTCTAAATTTTCCGGCATCTCCCGAAGTTTTTCTATAAGCTCTTTGACTGTCATTTACCATCCCCCCACTGATAGCTGCGCCCCGTCGCAGAAGCCGTAATCCACATCGGGAAGCTTCTCCGCTGGTCCCGCATATCGCTTCTGCGCGCGCTCTGCCAGATTGTCCAAATGGTGCATCGTGATATAGGAGTGCGCCGCCGCCCTTACCCTGTCGTCGTAGTTTCCATGACGGTGCTCCATCTTGCTTATCCCGCCCGCAACGATCTTTCTTTCAAGATCCTTTATCTCCGAAATCAGATATCGACTGTTCGGTTTATACCACCCATTGTTGATTGCGTCAACGAAACGATTCATCAGGATTGGCACAGACCATCGCGTAGAGTACCATCCCTGCTTCGTTCCGGCGCTCTCTTTCACGTTCTTTTTGTCGTAGTAGATCATCAAGTGGTGGAAACTGAAACCCATGAGCTTCAACTGCAACTGGCAATCGTCGCCCGGTCTGTCCCTCTGTTCGATGCAGAACTTGCAGCCTCTTGGATCTTTCGTTCTGGATCCGTACCAAGCCGCAAGGCACGCTGCGAAACCAACCATCTGCGCGGGGTTCACCCGGCGGCTGCAGAATTCCGCTACTTGGACATCCTGATTCTCTCCCGTCCGGCTCTCCGAAACTACCATGCTCGACCGCTCCTCGTCCTCTTTGTCGAGGCCATCCGCCGTATCGATGCCTATCGAGTAATTCTTCCCACGCTCGGGCTCCTGGAAAATCAGAATCTTGTCCAGCGCGTTTCTCTCCTCCTCCTCGTCGAACGGCTTTAATGGCACCATGACCCATTCGTAGTGCTGTCCGCGGTGGGATTCCCATCTGACGGGTATTCTAGGAAGCGTGTAGTCGATATCGGATTCCATCGGCTCCAGACCTTCGTCGATCGACACGCCCGTTACTCCGTATGCCTGGAATTCCCGTTTGCGCTCTCTCGTTATGACCTCGATCACTTCCGGTTCGAATACTGTGTCGTTCTTGCCTGTCAAAGCTTCGGTATCGTCGGCCGGCATTTGAGAAAACCATATTTTCTGAGTATGGCTCTGCACGGCTTCCAGATAGTTGAATTCCCAAAACCATTGCTGAGCCCTTGGCATCCTGTAGTTCTGCCCCACAACGGCAGACAAATACTCGGTTTCATTGATAAACAACTCGCATCGCTGGACGTGCTTCTTTGTCTCCCGGATCGGTTCCCACCTTTCCGGAATCGGAAATTTCTTAAGCCAATCAGGTTCAGGATATAAGTCTGGGGACATCGGCCATGGAATGAAAATCGGTCTAAATCTTGCTTTTCCAAGCGGCCAGTCCTTCTTTGACTGCCTCCACTTGTCGGCCAGCCATCCGGTGTTTCCGCCGCCCGTGCCCTCGAAAACCATAAACAGGTTCCTCGACGAGTGCGTTGCTCTCAGTAAACCCTCTTCAATCGTTTTCTTTGGATTTGCAATGTCGGCCAGTTCGGATATATGAATAGCCGTGGGCGTCCACCCTTGCGCGATGCCTGTTGCCTGGGCGCCGGACTGCACTGAAAGAATTGACCCATTTTCCCATCCCCAGAGTTTGATTCTGTCGGTAGTTTGCCTGGGTATCAACCACCACGGAAGGCGCTCAAGGCATATTTCCAGAATCCTTCCGAGTAATTCAGATTTGTCTTGCTGCACCGATGCCATTACCGCCTGGGTGTGCGCAATGAAAAGCAACCGGTGAAGGAACTTTAATGCTACCTTCGTCGAAAATCCCTGTTGTCGGGCTTTTAACCCGATGATCTCCATTGACACCTGCTTTTCGTCGAATTCCGCAAGTATCAGGTCGAAAACCTCCTGTGATTTTCGATTCTGGAATTTAAAAATCTCACCCTTTTCATTGCAGATATAGGCGTAGCGGCTTTCAAAGTATCCGCTGTCGCAACTGCACATCACCTGCTCGTTTTGAATCCAGCGCGTTACTTGCTGCTGTCTGTTTATGGATAGGTTTTTTGTTACATCGATGTAGGCATTGCGGGTATTTGAATCGACCTTTGTGATTGAATCGACGTACTTCTTGAACTCAAGGATTTGATCCAGCGTGTGGCAAACAGGTCTCCAGCGGTTCTGCGCCTCGAAGTTGTCGAGCTTCTGCTGGATTATTTTCTGTGAGTACATTACCCGTCTATTTCCGCCTCCAGCGCCGCAAGGTCGTACTCTTCCGACG